GCCGTCGAGCAGGACGCTGACGGTCGTTGCGCTGGTGCCGGCCGCGGCGGTTGCGGCGCCGACCAGCGTATTGCCGGAGCTGGTGAGCGTCAGGCGCTTGTTGGTGTTGTCCCAATAGAGCTTTGCGCCCGCCGTCACGTCGTCGGCCTGCAGCTTCGGCAAAGTCCAGACGCCGCCGCGCTGCGCCTGCACGCTTGCGCCGTTCGAGGCGGCGGCGAGCGCGACGGCGAAAATTCCGCCGACCAGCATGCCGGCGCCGCTCGCGACGGCGTAAGGGGCGGCGAGCGTCAGCACGTCGCCGGGCTGGATGTAGTTCGTGGCCATTTTCTGATCTCCGGAAACGGAAAGGCCCGCGCATGGCGGGCCTTATGGCGAAGTGGATGGGTTGGTCGGATCAGGCGCCGGCGGACTTGTAGAGCGTGCGGTAATCCCATGCCTTCACGCCGGCATCGATGCGGACCTTGAACTCGGTGCCGTCGACGTTCCAGCCGGCCTGTTGGTCGAGGAACGGCGCGTCGTTGCCGTCGAGATACAGCACCTCGATGGCGTCGTATGCAGTCGGCGATGCGGTCAGATACCACGCGGTCGCGCTGTTGGCGTCAAGCCGCGGATCGGCGATCACGTCGACCATGCCGCGCACCGGGTTCGGGGCCTGCAGCTTGTTGGTCGCGTCCGGGTTGTATTCGGACGCGAGGATCACGGCGGCGGTGTCTCGCAACGCCACCGGCACGATCAGGTGCGCCGGCTGGATGTTCAGCGGCTCGGCCTGCTGGCCGGTCTGCTTGGCCATCTTCACGCGGGCCGCGGCGAGGCTGGTGACGGACAGCGCGGAGCCGCCGCCGGTGTCGAGGTTGCTGTGGTTGGCGTGGAACAGCGCAACGCTGTCCCCCATCGTCGGGTTGCCGGTCAGGATCGCGTAGACCAGATTGCCGACCGTGCGCCGGGCGGCGCGCGCCATGCTGGCCGGGATGCGCGTGAACGCGTTCAGGTCGTCGTTGATGATGGCCTGCCGCGTGATGCTGAACAGCTTGCCGTAAGTGGCGATCTGCGCCGTCTCGCCGCGGTCGCTGAGCGTGGCATACGTGTACTCGGCGCCCTCAGGCACCAGCGCGAGCGCCGGGAACGCGCCGATATCGACGCGAGAGGTCGCCTTGAAGTCGGGCAGCGAGCCGGTCGAGGTCCACGCGGCGAAGGTCTCGGGCGCCTCCATCCAGCCCTTGAGCATCGCCTTGTTGGCGGTCGAGGCCAGCAAGTTCGAGAAGTCGCCGGTCGTGTGCGTGAAGGCGCGGCCGACGACGGCCAGCTTGTCGCCGGTCGCCGATGCGCCGGCGCGGGACAGCGAGGCGCGGGCGATCTCCAGCAGCGTCATGCCGCGGAACTCGCTGCCGGCCTCGGCGGCACGCTCGGCGGCCGGGAGCATGCCGGCGCGGGCGAGGATGGCGCGCTCGACGCCGGTGCGGAACCGCTCGGCGCTGTCGGCCGTGGTGGTGGCGTGCGCGCCGTTGATGCGGGTCGTCTCGTCGCGGCTCGCGGCGGCATCGATCATCGCGGCGCGCGCCTGCTCAAGCGGCGTGCCGTCGGCGATGAAGCGCTCCATGGTCTCGGCGTCGGCGCGGGTGGCCTGCGCGCAGCGGCGGATGCCGGCCTGACGCTCACGCTCGGCGCGTGCGCCCTCGGCGCGGATGGCGGAATGGTCGGCGGTCTGCTGTTCGGCAGGCGCGGCGGCCGTGGTGACGACGGTCTCGTCGGTCATGGCGATGGCCTCATGGGTGGGCGCCTGCTCGGCGCGGGTGATGACGGCGGGGAAGGTCTGCGGCGCGGCGCGCACCTGCGCGGACGGGTCGGCGGGGATCGGGACCAGCGACAGTTCGAGCGGGGTCCAGCGCACGGCGGTGTACGTGTCCGGCGCGCCGTCGCGCTCGACGACGTGGTACTCCTCGACGCTGTAGCCGACGGACACGTTGCGGATGATGCCGGCGGCCACGTCGGCGACGATGCCGGCCACGTCCTCGCGCTCGCTGAAGCGCACGACGGCGCGACCCTCGCCAGCCTCGATCCATGCGCGCTCGACGACGCCGATGATGTCGGTCAGCGTCCAGTCCTCGTGCGAGTTGAGCAGCGGGGCGCCGGCGTTGAGCCGCGACAGGTCGGCGCCGGCCATGTCGAGCTGCTCGGTGTACGGGTCGTCCAGAAACGGGCGGCGCAGCACCGGCGCGCCCCGGCCCCACGACAGTTCGATGGTGCGGGCTTCGGCATCCCATGTGCCGGGGCGCGCGGATGCCTGCGTCTGCTGCTTGGGCAACAGGCGGGTCAGTGCGGTCATGGAGTCGATGCCTCTTGCAGATTGCCGGCGACGGCCTTGCGTCGCGCTTCCACGCGCGGGTCGATATCGAGGATCAGGCCAAGTTCGTCGATTTTCTTCGCGAACTCCTGCCACTCGGCGAGCACCTGATCCGGGTCGTATCCGCGTTCGCGGATGGCTTCCTGCGGGCTGATGAGGCCGGACCGGATCTGGTCGATGATCGGCTGCGTTTCTCGGGCCGGGTCGACCAGCATCCGGCTCGGCGGGGTCCAGCGCACCGACAGGCCGGCGGTGTCGTAGCCGGCGGCGGTTGCCGCTTCGAGGAACCACGCGCCGATACGATCGAGCCCCTGCGGCATCAGCATCTGCCAGCGCCACGACTCGATGTTGCGGCCGAACTCCTGCCAGCCCATGCGCGCACTGCTGAAGTTGACCTGCGACAGGTCGCCGGTCAGCGCCTCGTAGGGCACGCCAAGACCGGCGGCGACACGCCGCAACTGCGTGGCGGTGTACGGCGCGTAGCCCTCGGCGGCCGGCGGGGTGGTGAAATCAAGCTCTGTGCCAAGCGGCAGGACGCTGATGGTGCCGGGCTCGACGGTGCGGCCCTCCCATTTTTGCCTTTCGGCATCCTCCACCTCGGCATCCGGCGTGCGCAGGCTGCCGGCGAAGCAGGCGGCGACCTTCTGCCGCATCAACTGCGCGTCCTCGTACTCGTCGAGGGTGCGCAGGGTGATGATCAGCGGGGCGAGCCACGTGACGCCACGCACCTGCCCCTGCCGATCGACGCGGAACACGTGCGCGATGTCGTCCGCCGGCACGCGCACGGTCTCGCTGGCCTGTCGCAGGCCGAGCCAGTCGCCGGGGTGGTCGCGGTACAGGTGGTAGGCGGCGCGCCGGCCGATGCCGTCGAACTCGACGCCCTGCACGATGCGGCCGGACGCGAGCGTCTGGGTCGTGTTCTGCAGATAGTCGCCTTCGAGCAGTTGCAGTTGCATCGGCACCGGCAGGCCATCGGACAGGCGGCGCATCCGGCGGCGGATCAGGATTTCCCCGTCGCCGGCCACGCTCGCGGCGACCAGCGACTGCAGCCCGGCGAGGTTGCTCATGCCGTCCGCGTCGCAGGCCGTGGACTCGGCCCACGCTTTCAGTGCCGGCATCAGGCGCTCGGCGCGCTTCTGCGCGCCCTTGCCGCTCGCCTCGATGCTGGCGGCGATGCCGTAGACGACCAGATTCGACGCGATCAGCGCGACACCGCGCGCGGCCCACGGGTTGTTCCGGCGCAGGTCGCGGGCGCGGGCGCGCAGCAGTTCGAGCGCCGGCGCCACTTCGGCGGCGGCGGAATTGCTGGTCGTGCGCCAATCGGACATTCGGTCGGCACGGCTGGCGCCCTCGTAGGCCCGCGCCCCGAGCGCGGACAGCGCAGCACGGGCGCGCGCCCTGCGTAGCGCAGTCTCCGGCGCGATCCATGCGATGAACTGATCGAGCATCACAGGCCCTTGCTGGTGCGCAGCGGCACGAACGCGCCGCGCGGCTGCGGGCCGGCAATGCCGAGTTCGGCGGCGATGCGGTCGCGCACGCGCTCCATTTCAGCGATGGTCGCGTACTGGACCTGACTGCCGTCCGATTTGGTCACGCTCTTGATGCCGGAATTGATCTGCGCGCAAATCTCGTCGTAATCGGCTTGCGTGGACATGGTCAGCGTCGCCAGAAGGATTTTCGTGGGCCGAAGAACGAAGAAGCCCGCGCGGGGCGGGCTTCTGGGGGTTGTGGATGTGGGGCCGGGGTTGGCGGATCGTTCGCCGTCTCAGCCGGAATAATTTCCGGGTTTTCGTTCCACGGGGCCGCCCATGCCGGCGGGCGGCTCCAGTTGATGCGCTCGATGCCAAGTTCCAGCGCCACGGCGTGCGCGTAGGCCAGCAGGTCGAAAGACTCGTTGCGGATGCCCTTCTTGACGGTCATCCAGCCCTTGTCCGTGCGCACCTCGGACGCGATCTCGTCGAACCACGACGACGCCAGCCAGTTGGGCAGGTGGATGTAGTTGCCCCCAGGCTCCGTGCGCTTCAGGGCCGCGTCGATGCCGTCCTTAAGCGCGTTGGCATTGAGCAGCCACACCGGGATTTGCCCGCGGGCGTTGGCCTTGCGCTTCGAGCCGCTGGCGTTGTCCGGGAAGCTCTTGCTGACGCGCGGGATTCCGGGGCGATGGTCGCCCTTGATCAGCATCAGCTTGCTGCCGATCCCTGACTTTCGGCACTGTCGCCAGTAGGCATATGCGCGCTCGGTCACGCCGTCGCGTCCGCCGGAATCGCATGCAGTCACGCGCACCGGCATCCGTCGACCGCTGCCGTCGGCAAGCGGGTAGTCGCGCAGTAGCACGCGCGCGGTCAGCAGGCTCCAGTCTTCGAGGTATGCAGCCGGGTCTGCGGCCAGTGCATCGCCGGTGCCGAGGTCGATGCGCGCGGAAACGGAAACGTCGAACCGGTCAACGATCCAGCGCTCGCCGTCGACGCCATAGCCGATAACCTGCGCGACCCATCGGTGCGCCTGAACGTCGGTGGCGGCCACCAGAAATCGCACGCCATGCGGGACGATTCCGCGCGGCAGCTCTTCGCGCCGGGCTTCGAGCGCGCGCGCGTCGCGATCCGACAGCATGGCGCGCGGCGTGTACGGCGCGCCCTGATCGTTGGTACACGTGCCCTTCAGCGCAGATTCGTCACCGGTCGCCTGCCACGTGGCCAGCGCCTGCAGGTGCTTTCCGACCAGCTCTGGCCATGGCTGAAAGCATGCCGCCACGCCGCCGAGCCAGAAGGACGCGATCGGCGATTCCCGTGGCGTGCCGCTGATGCGGCGCTCGCGGTCGATGCTCAGACCATCGGCCAGCCACACGCCGCCGGCGTTCATGGCCCGCCGATGCTCGCGGCCGATCGACACGCCGCAGTGCGGGCACGCGATGCGCGCGAACCTGTCAGCGAGCGCGGACGCGCTTTCCGTGCGCACCATCTCCAGCAGATCGGATTCCGGCGGCAGGCAGAAATTGCCGAGTCCGGGCCGGGCCTGGTGGAACTCGCCGCATTCCGGGCATGGCCAGTACCAGCGCCGGCGGTCGCCGCGGTCGTACACCGACAGGATGCCGCCTGCGGGCGGAGCAGCGTGACTGCCGTCGAGGGCGCGCCACTTCGGGTCGCGCACTTCGCGGCCCGGACTGGACTCGATGCAGGTCATGCCGCGCGACAGGAAGGTCTGCGTGCGCTTGCCGGCGAGGGTGAACAGGTCGCCTTCGCCGTCGATGTCGTCGCTGCAGCGGTCGTAATCCGTGACGAAAACCCAGCGGATGGACTTCGACGACACCTGAGAAATCGCAGGCCACCCGATTTTGACGACCATGCCGGATCGCATGGCCTTGTCGAAAGTGTTGTCATCCTGCGCGCTCGCGGACTGCTGGGCGCGCAGGACTGGCGAGGCGCGGAACATGCGCGCAAGGCGCGTAGCGCTGTAGTCGCGGGCCGCGTCCTGCGACATCTGCACGATCAGCGCGTCACCCGGATCGCAGGTGACGACGTAGGTCAGTCCGCCCTCGACCAGCGCCATCGTTTTCATGGCGCGGGCCGGACCGACGAACACGACGGACGAGTGCTTGCGACTGGCCAGCGTGTCCATCGGGTCGATCATGTACGGCGCGATCGACAGGTCGAGCGGGCCGTAGTAGCCGCCGGGCTCGTTGACGACATATGCCGCCTGCGCCGCCTCACTGACCCGCATGCGCCGCGGCGGGCGGATCATCTCTGCGCGCTGGCGCAGCGAAGAAACCGCGAGACTCACGCAATGTCCTCTGCGCCGAGCGCGTCGCACAACTCAAGAAGTTGGTCGTACAGCGCCTGACGCGCTCTATCCACGGCCGTGATGCACTGTTGCACCGCGTCCACCGACAGGCCGCATTCGCGCTCCAGCACGTCGGGGAGCATGTCGAGCGATCCGGACAGCGACTTGAAGGCAGCGGCAATCACGCGGTCGACTTCGGCGGCCGGGACAACATCGCGCTGCTCAGCCTGCAGTTTCAGCCGTTCACGCTCGGCGCGGTAGTGGTCGAGCCGATCCCTCGGAATGAACTTATCCGGGTCGATCGCATCCGGATCGGATTGGGCGGCTCGCTCCACCAGATGCGGCGCAACGTCGCGCACCGTGTACACATCGTATCCGCCGCGCTGCCCTGCCGGGCTGACCTTTGCGATTCGCTTCGTGACCGTGGCGCGATCAAGACCGAACAGGCTGGACAGGCGGTTGATGCTGAAAAGGTCTGCGTCCTCGCGCTTTGAAAGCGTGCCCATTTCAGCAGAGCCAAGAATGGCAAGCGCGCGACTTTCCTGGCGGATCATGCGCTTGCTGTTGATTCATAGGGAGGCCGAAAACTGTCTGGTGACGCGGCTCCGCGCACC